TAGAACTGAAGTGGCAATGGCGCCGATTAAAGGATTTGAAGATTATCACATTTGTGATGATGGTTCAGTATATTCAACTAAAATATCACCTCGTTATAATCCAGAAGGTAATCTAAGACTTGTAAAACCACGCTTACACCCTAGCGGATATTTATATTACGGCCTGTTTGTTGGTGAAGGTAAATCTAAACAAAGATTATGGAGAAGGGGACATAGGTTAGTTTATGAAACCTTTGGTGGCAAGATAGAGAATGGATTTGAAATAGACCATATAGATGGTAACAAACATAATAATGATATTAGTAACTTAAGGTCTGTAACCCGTTCAGAGAATATTAAAGCAATGTATGTAAGAAAAAGAAGTAAAACAATATAATATGTGTATAATCAAATTAGGAAACATTGTAGATGGGCTTATAAACGTTATTACCCTTGGATGGGGTAAAGATATAGCCGGATGGATTGCGTTGAAATTAGGGTATGAAGACTGTGGCTGTGAAGCTCGTAGGATATGGTTGAATGAACTATGTGGATGTAAAGAAGGAATAAAATTATAATATATGGAAGAATTAAAACCAAATGTAGCAGAGAGCAAATACGCTCCCCTAAACTTAGAACAATTCCAAATACTAAAAGGACAATTAGAAAGCGTAAAGAACTATCTACCTGAAAATCTTATGGGACCATTTTGGACATGGTGTAATACTATAAGAGGTGAAAGAACGAATCAACCTTGTAGTTGTAAGAGTTCAGCAAAGCATTGGGCTGGTTGCGTGGATACACTAAGACAATTTGTAAGAGATAGAAGTGAATAAAATACAATCAGAAAATAACAAACGATTAGAAACCTTATTCCGTAACTCACATGGATGGTTATCAGCTGTTGCATTTAATCTATCAAAGGATAAGGAAGTAGCAGATGAATTGGTAGGTGAACTCTACCTTTACCTTGCGGAGAAATGTAATCCTGCTCTTTGGTATTTGAATTCATTTAATCTTATGTACTGCCATGCATTCCTTAATAGCAGATTCCTTAATAGAATAAAAGCAGCTAAAAGAAATGTACCCTTATCCGATTCGTATGATGAAGTAGAAACGGAATACGATGTAGATTCGGATGAAAAGATAGATGCAGTATATAATACAATGGTAGATGAATTAAAGAGATTGGAGAGGACCCGTTTATGGGCACCATCTAAGATATATCAGATGTACGCATTTGATAGTGAGATGACATTTGAGAAATTAGCATCCGAATTAAAGTTATCCAAATCCACAGTCTATCTTAATTGCAAGAAGATTAAGAAACACCTAAAGGATAACTTACAGAACCCATTCTAAAACGGATTTTAAGGTGGCAAGGTCCAACGATAAATACAAAGGTGGATATAGTTGTTATATATCTATATATGTTAAAATAACACCAAATAACAATGGCATTTGAAAAAGGAAACAAGCTAAGCAAAGGTAGACCGAAAGGAGCTGTGAATCGTTCAACTGAAATGATGAAGATTACTATTGCACGTGCAATTGATAATACACTCAATACCCTATCATCCGATTTAGAAAAGATTAAGAAGAAAGACCCAGAGAGAGCAATAGAACTTGCTTTGAAGCTAATGGAGTTCACCCTACCTAAATTGAGTAGAACGGAGATGAAAGCTGAAGTAGAACAAAAGATTCAGCAAATATCAGTAAACATTACACAAAAGACAATAGATGAATCTGGAAATCAATAGTACTATAACCTATACCAATCAGGAGAATTCACCAACCCGTACAACAATACATTATGGTGGTACTCGTTCAGGCAAATCATACGCACTCCTACAATGGTGTATCGTAAAGTGCTTGGAAGGAAAGGAAGATGTAGTAATTGTGAGAAAGACAATACCATCTCTTAAGCGTACAATCATAAAAGATTTTGAAGATATAATGAGTGGATTGGAATTGTGGAACGGAAATGATTTCAATCAGACAGATAGGATATATCAATTCTATACAGGTTCTACAATATCATTCATCTCTACGGATAACCCTGAAAAGCTAAGAGGATTAAAATCTTCTATTCTATGGCTGGAAGAAGCTAACGAAATAGATGAGGAATCTTTCTTTCAGCTAAGAATAAGATGTACAGGTCCTATTATCCTATCCCTAAACCCTACTATATCTCCACACCATTGGATTAGAAGTATAGATGATGCTACACAATACTTTACTACATTTAAGAACAATCCTTATTTAGAGAAGGAAGTAGTGAATGCTATTAAAGCATTAGAGAGAACAAACCCTAAAGCATGGAGAACATACGGATTAGGTGAGTTCGTACAAAACGATAAAGCTGTATTCCAATTCAATGTAATAGATTGGGTGCCGGATGATGCAGAGTTTGTGTGTATAGGAATGGACTTTGGATATAGTAATGACCCAACAGCTATTGTATCACTATTCAGAAAGGATAGAGAAATCTATTTGGTAGAGAATTGCTATGAAAGAGGATTGGTGACAAACGATATAGCAACTAAATTAAAATCAATCATTGGAGATAACCGATGGGAGATATGGGCTGATTCAGCAGAACCTCGTTTAATAGAAGAACTATACCGATTAGGATTTAATATAAGACCGGTAGTTAAGGGAAAGGATAGTATCAACTTTGGTATTCAGGTTCTACAAAACTATTCAATCAATATACCACGTACATGCCAAAACATAGTAAATGAATTCTATGGGTATGAATGGGAAACGGATAGATTTGGAAAGCAATTGGATAGACCTATTGATTTCAACAACCACGCAATTGATGCTGCCAGGTATGCAGCTATGATGAGATTATCGCAGGTGGCAACTGCAAAGGGAAAATATGTAATTAGAGTACGATAAAACGAAATATATGGAAGATAAACAATACCTTAAAATAGGTGAAGCACTAATCGGTGAAGAACAAGTGATGGAGATGGCAGCATACATTAATCATTTGGAAACGGAGAATGCAAAGATAATGGAAGAACTGAAAGCTAGTAAAGCTTATCTATCTGCTACAATACAACAAAGGAATTCAGCACAAGCAAAGTTAAAGAATGTATTGGAAAGACAGATTAATACTGTGGATATAACCGATATACCAGTACAAACAACAGAGTTCACTATGGTAGGAGAACTAACAAACCCTGAACAATGGGCAGTGCCTGAAGGTAGAGTATCTAAAACGCCTAAATCAAATAAAGCATGATAAAGATTAATAAAGAAAATTGGAGTGTGTACTATCGATACAAATACACTAACCAATGGTATCTAATAGAAATAGATTCAGAGTTATTCCAAACGGATGATAGAGGATGTGAACTATTGGATTGGATTTCGGATACGCATGATTGTGTATATTCGGAAGGAGATGGTATCAACACAAACTATGTAAAACTATATAAAAGCATAATATGATAGAAGAATACTTAAAAAAATACAAAGATACATTTGAATCACAGCACGTACTAATGGTGCCTGATAATCACCAACAACATAATCCAGACCCAGAGTATTGGGCTATCTTATTGGGTGATGTAAAGTTTAACCCTGAAAGATGGACTGGAAAGAGAGCATTTGATTTCGGATGTGGCTGTGGTAGAAACCTAATCAACTTATCTACCCTAGCTGAATGGGAAACGATTGATGGTTGTGATATATCAAAGAGTAATGCAGAATATGCACAACAATGGTATAGTAAGAATACAACAAAGATAGCTAAGTGTAGGACATGGGAGAACAATGGCAAAGATATACAACCTACAGTTTATGGTTATGATTTCATAATGTCACATATAGTTTTCCAACATATTAGCAATTATTCTGTAAGATACTCTATAATGGAAGATATGTACAACAACTTAAATGCAGGTGGGTTATGTTCCTTACACTTTATGGATTTAGGTGATTCAGTTCCATACTTTGAGGATTCAGATAAGTGGCTGAATTGTAGAGTAGAGAACGAGCAGTACTTAGTTGATGACTTCAATAAGATTGGATTTAAGAATGTTAAAATAGAAACAGGCAGAGATTTCTTAACAGGCGTAAAAGCATATTACATAAAAGGAGAAAAATGAAACAAGAAATAATATTAAAAGTACCAAACAGTTGGGAAGCAGTAACACTTAAAGATTACTTAGCACTTCGTAAAGATATGGAAACATATTACGATGACCAGGAAGCAATTACAGCATGTCTATTTCATCACCTATGTAAATTCCCTGTACAATATCTAAATCAAATGGATATAGATACCTACATTGCAATCAAAAGGGATTTAGAGAGCTTCTTTAATAAAGCTGAACATCCACTAAAGAGATTCATCACAATAGATGGTGTGGAATATGGATTTGAACCTAACCTATCTAATATGGCTTATGGAGCTTATGTAGATATATCTAAGTACGAAACCATTGGCGTAGATGAGAAGTGGGCAGAGATTATGAGTATTCTATATAGACCTGTTATAAAGAAGCAAGGAGCACTATATGATACAAAGGTATATAATGGTGAACTATATCCAGAGAAGTTTATGAATGTAGGTATGGATGTACACTTTGGAGCACTTTTTTTTTTCAAGAATTTACTCGAGGACTTGCAGAAAGATACCCTGAACTCTTTGATGGAATCGATGGAACTTCCTCGGAGCATCAAATCCGTTTTGGAAAAAAGTGGCGCTCTTACTCATCAATTATCCAATTGGCACAAAACAATATCTTAATGATGGATGAGGTTGTTGAACAACCATTAGAGAAATGTTTATTATGGTTAGCATACCAAGCTGATAGAACTCAATTAGAGGATTTGATGCACAAGCAAGCAATGAAGAAGATACAGGCATCTTAATGTATTATTTTTCCAATTTAGATTGTTAAAAGATAAAGTAATCCTATGAAGCTCAAAACTTTTCCAACTCCTAAACCGAAAAACGAACCAACGAAATCGTTAAGTTCTCCTCGTAAGGGTAGTAGAATGGGGTGTTTATGTAGAAATAAAAACACTTATTCCACTAAATGTTGCGATAAAACTATGGGAGCACAGGGTATCGGTCTAATCTATAAAAATCCATAACATGCCAACACCAGCGTACAATCAAAATCAAAGAAAGAATACAGGTGTGTACTTCGGACCTACTAGGGGTAAAGCCACTGGAAGGAATAAAAGAAGGGGTTGTTTGTGTATTGATACTGATATATACTCAACTGAATGTTGTGAGGGAGCCTTAGTTAATCAAACAATAGGTCAAACCCAATCAGCAGTAGTACAAAGAGGTGCATTCAGTAGTGGATTCAGTAGTGGATTTGATATTGGAAATATATAAACATATATAAATATATAAAGAGATGTCTCAATTAAATAAAACGCAATTAGAGCAGGAAAATCAACAAAACTTCCCGAACAACAATACGGGATTTATTACACCTACTAAGCTAAGAGAATTCAATACTGACATGATTGATTCGATGGTGGATGAGGGTACATACAATACAGATTCTGCATCAATTGTTTCTCACATAGATTCACTACAATTAGAAGTAGATGCTTTGGTATTGAGTGGTAGTGGTGTGGTAATTCAGGAAGAAGGTAGTGTATTAGGAACTGCAACAACCTTAAACTTTGTTGGTGCAACTGTAACTGCTTCGGTAGCAGCTGGT